ATTACTGCGCAAAGGTTCAAAAGTTACCGCTTTAAATTTGCATTTTGTATCTTTGCAAAACGCTTCTAGTGCTTTAAAAATTAACGCCATGTATTTAATATCGAATGTTGCGCGGTTAGGATTTTGTGCGGTGTTGTCAGTAAAAACTTTTTCAAAAGTCGGAAAACGTCCAGCATATCCAGCTTCAAGCAAGCTAACATTGTTTACTTTGCACGCTGTTTCAATTGCGCAAACTTCATATTGTAAAATATTATTTTCTGGTAAAAAGTCACCTTCAAAATTAATTTTTATGGCAACGTGTCCATTTGTTGCTTGAAGTTCGGATCGGTTATCGTCACACTTTACAAAATTAACAACGTGTAAACGTGCTGCATAATCCTTTTTGTTTGCAAATTTTGCAGCCAGTTTAAGCATGGCCAGCTCTTTTGATAATTTCATTTTGTTGCCTCTTTATCAATGAAAATGTTTTCTTCAAGGATAGCGCTACACGCATCTAAAAAATTATATGTTTTTTCGCTTAACTCTTTTATATCTTGATATGTTAACGATCCAAATTCCGTGTTGAATCTAATATTACCTTGATTAAATTTTGTTAAAAACATTTGCTCATTGCCAAAAGAAAAGACATGATCTTTATATTTTAAAGTATCCAAAAGCTTTAAACTTTCTAGTTTTTTTAGCTCAACTAAAAGTTCAATCCTAGTTTTTTCAAGTGATTTTTCGCTTATCATATCCAAAGAATCAGCACGAAATATACGTGCGTGATAGTCATTAAAATAGAATTTGAAAATATTATGCGAGTCAATTTCAATTATTATGGATTTATTTTTTACGTCAGCTTGGATCGTTTTAATATTAAATTTCATTTTTTACCCCTAGATATATAGCCGTTATCAAGTATTAAATTCGTGCTGGCAAGGTACTGATATAAAGCGCCACCGCAAATTTCAAAATATTTTTCTAGGATTTTATTTTCTTGCTTATCCGTAAAATCATGATGAACTTTTGAGCGCGCCCATTTTAAAATATCGTGATTGTAAAAAAGAACCTCTACAGTACTGCATAAGCCTTGAAGCCAATCTATGCAAACTTCTGGTGTTAATTCTGGCTGGTTAGCGTGTAGCTTTTCACTTGTTATCATGTCCAAAACGTAGGCGCGCTTTTCGTGCGGTTCGCTTGGCGCATCTTCGGTAATTGAGCCAATTACTAGGGCGCGAAAGTCGCGAATATTGGGCATTCTTTTGTTTTCTGCCCACAAAACCCTATTGCGCTTTTTAAATTTCTCTATGCAATAGTGATTGTCACAATGTGGTTTTGAAAGTTTTGGAATTTCATCAATAAAATTCTTTGCTATTTTTTGCGCCTCTTTTTTGGTATCTAAATCACACCAGCCAGCCAAGGATTCACCACATGGGTATTTTACGTCAACCGTAAAACGTCCGTGTTTATCGTCAAATATTGTAACGTCAAAAGTTTTTATAGTTTTATCGTGTATCATTTTTTATTCCTCTTTTTATTTAAAGCCATTTTTTATTGTTTCAAACGCTAGCTTATTACTTAATACACGCGATACTTTGCGCGGTTTAGCTTGTACAGGTGCAACCGTTCTATACCAACTATTTTTGGTTAGTTCCCACGTGTATTTGTGCGCGTTTCTTTTTAATTCTGCTAAGTTTTTCATAGCGAACCCTTAATTTGTAAGCCTGTTATTATCGCGTCAAGTTGAAAATATAAATCTCTTTTAGTTGTAAATCCTGTGCGTGTAATTTCTTCAATGCCACCACTTTCATTATGCATTCTTACCAACTTGACACCGCCATAAGCTTGATCTAAGTGATAGTTGCCAATGTTCCCTATCAGCTTACCGTTAATTTTTGTGTATTTGCTTAACTTGCGGCCATTATAGTAAAGCTAGCTTTAATAGTCAAGTACTTTACTTTAATAAAGTTTATTTATTTTAATGTTTTTAAAAAATGCGCTATATTGTAAGTACTTAAACAGCAAAGGATTGTTAAAAATGAGTAAGAAAGTGAAAGTAAGGTGTCCTAATTGCCGCGGAATGAAGCAAGTTTATAAGCTCGGGGGCATACTGGGTGAATGTGACAAGTGTGAGGGAACGGGAAAAATATTAGAAAGTGAACTACCCCAAAAAGTTGAAGCGGTTGAAGTTGAAAGTGTAATTGATATTAAAAAAGCTGTTAGCGAAGCAGTAGCAGAAGCAGTTGAAGTTGAGCAAGCAAAAGATGCTGTTAAAGCTACTCGTAAGAATAGCATTTATAAAAAAAAGAATAAGGAATAGTTATGTCTAATAAACATATTGTAACTGATGCGCTTAAGCTTAGAATATCAGATTTGGCTAAGGCCGGCATTCCCGTATATTTAATCGCTAAAATTGTTGAGCTAGATGATGAGACGCTTACGAAGCACTATCAGCGCGAATTACTTTGCGCTCAAGCTGAACAAGTGAATCGAATAGCTCAGTGTGTAGCGCGCCAAGCTGAAGAAGGTAACGAAAAGAGCCAAGCGTTGTACTTGAAAACTCAGGGTGCTAAATTCGGGTGGGTTGAAAAACAAGTTGTCGAAAGTACTTCGAGTGAAGAAACAAAAGAACTTCAAGAGAAGATACAAGAGCTAGAAAGTAAATACGAACAAGACTATTAAGCGCGTCCCTGCGCTTTTAAAGCTATATAATGATAAAATAGAAAATTTATGAAAGTAGTTTAGAAATTGAGGGGCGAGATAAATTCATTATTTTTGCTATTTGAGAAATGTTTTTTCCAGTTTTGCTTAATTCTATTGCCTCAGGTCTTCGGTTCATGTCTAAAGGTGGTCGACCCCACGGCTTACCGCTTTTAGTTCCTTTCTCTTTTGCTATTGCAATACCTTCCCTTTGTCTTTCTTTAAGCATTGATCTTTCAAGCTGCCCAATGGCAGTGAACAATTGCAGCTGGAACGTTTGCATATAGTTATCAGCTTTGCTGGTGAACTCTAATCGAGGACTATATATAATGATAGATGCGCCTGATTTTAGTATCTGTTCTACTATATATATAAGGTCGATCATACTTCTACTCATTCGGTCAACACTGTGAACGTGCACTGTGTCGCCCTCTCTTAGCGCGTCTAAGCAGCGGTTAAGTTCTGGCCTATCTTTCTTTGCCCCGCTTATATAGTCTTCATAGACTCTGTCAAGCTTTAAGTCTTTAAGCTGACGATCCGTGCTTTGCTCTTTTGTACTTACTCGCTTATATCCAATATCCATCTTTATACCTCTTTGTTATTAAAAGATGGAATTGTATATAGGTTTTAATTCATATGCAAACAAAAGTTATTATATTATATTAATGCACCACTGTTGCAGGTGCAGTAATGCGTGTAACTTATAGTATAGTTATACTGCATCATGCAGTTACGCTATAGCTTGCGATTGCTGTAGGCTGGTGGGGCAGTACTCTAAGAGCGTTAAGAGGGGGTGCACCCCAGGCAAAAGCCACCCCGTTGCACTGGCGGAGGCTCCACCCCTCGCACCCCCAGTCTATTTTCAAAATTCCCAAACCCCTTTTTCCCTTTATAAGCCACCCCAAAACATATTCACAAAAAAATACTTGTCAAAAAATCCCCAGCAAATTTTCAAAAAGTCTCGTTCAAATTTTAAACAAGTGCACAAGCGAGTTATCATTATTTTTTTTAGTCAGAATGGCTTTTAATTACTAGGCTCTTATCCACAATATCTGGGGATATTTTTTGTATAACTTGGGTGTAAGGCATCTTTTCCTGTGGGTTTAATTTTTTATTAAAGTTATCAACATTAGATAAGCATTTAAATCACAGGCAATTACACAAGATAAAATTTCTGTAAGTGTTAGAAATCGTTAGTGTTCTTTAACTTACCAACCGATTTGCGTTTGCTTATAATAATAATAAGGATTTAAAAATATATATTTAATTATTATAAGTGTTTGCAATCTATCAACACAGACGCAATACAAAAGCAGCCTATTGTCTGTGGTGATAGCCCTGGTAACTGCTTTTCCTTTCATGTATTATTAAACCTAACTTTAGGAGGGTATATGAGCTGCATCCAAGAAACTTTAAAGCTTAAAGGTGATAATCCTTTTTTAAAGATAGAAGGCATAGGTGTTGTTGAAGGTGGTGGAAGCTACAAGGGTTACGATTACCTAATTACTTTTGTGCGTAGCCATAGGTGCGGTTACGTTGCTATCCCTCCTGGGCATCCTTTGGATGATGAAGAAGACACGTATAATATAGATGTAGACGTTCATGGTGGTATCACCTTTAACAGCAGGGAAAAATTTACTAAAGAATTGCTTGGCATTGACTGCAACGATAGATGGCTAGGTTTTGATGCTATGCACTATGGTGATAGGAAAGATTTTGAATCAGCCGAAAAGTACGGGCGCAAGTTTTCAAGCTTAGATCGAGAGTTTGAGTGGGAAGATGGCACAGTAAAGAAATACGATTACATGGAATCTGAGTGCAAGAAAATGATTGACCAGTTAATCGAAATGGATAGCTAATGGCCATAGAAATTATAGACAACTGGCGTACTGACGAAATAGTCTGTCCTTACTGTGGATATGAGTTTACAGACTCATGGGAATATAACGATTTAGGTGTATCTGAATTATTTATTACATGCCGCGATTGCAAAAAATATTTCAATACTACTATTCATTTTGAGGTAAGTTACTCAACTGACAAAATAGATTAACAACCAAGGATTAAAAATGACAGACAAGGATGTTAAAGGTAAAGGTAAAGGATTACATACAGACAGGGAGCACCGCTCATTTAACGCTTGTCGCAGGAAAGACCAGCGCGAATTTAAAGAGCAGGTTATCAATAAATTACCCAATGAGTTTAAGCAGCAAGAGCTTGAGTGGAATCCCAATCAAATTAATTACGAGATATAGGAGAATTCGTGCGCGAGCTTATTAACTACAACTGCAATTTCAAATTAAACGACAGCAACCGCTATGCGCTGGTTCGTTGCCCTAAGTGCCATAAGGAAAACTACGGGCTTAATGTTTTGAGTGGTGTATGCGGCTGGTGTGAGTTTGATATTAATAAGAAGGAAATAAAATGAATTTTAGCAAAGCTTTAGAAGAAATTAAAAACGGTAAATTGTTAAAGCGCGAAGGTTGGAACGGAAAAGACCAGTTTGTTTTTTTGGTAAATGGTTCAGAGTTCACTGTAAATAGAAAACCTTTAATTGATATTTTTGAAGATGGCACAGTGGTGACGTATCGTCCTCACATTGATATGAAGTATCAAGATGGTTCGGTTGGCGTTTGGCTTGCAAGCATGGGTAATTTAATGGCTGATGATTGGGTGTTTTGTGAATGATTTTACAAAAGAAGAGTTGCTGATTATTTTAAATGACCTATCTGCTGGATTTAATAAATCACAAAATCCCAATGAATTTTATGCGTCCATTATTAAAAAAGTTACAAGTCTAATCGATAACTATTGCGAGTACGATACTGTAGAGCAGATACGAGAACGAACGCGGTTGCATGGTGGTGTAAATGAATAAAAACGAACTACAGATACACATAAACAATAAGCTATCAGACATAGCAAGCGTGCTACCATCGTTCGTAGACCAAGCTCCTGCATCGTTTGAGTGTGGCCACGCAACAGGTTACAAGCAAGCGCTGCTAGACATTGACCGAAAGCTTTTAGATGATAGCGAGTATATATGACCGTTGAAGAAGTACTAAATTATTTTGGCACAGGCGCGGCTATAGGCCGTGAGCTAGGATTGTGCCGTACTACATTTAATGCCTGGAGGATGCGCGGTTACATTCCACGGTTGCAGCAATATAGAATCGAAAGAATTACAGAGGGCAAGCTTAAAATGGATGTAGGAATAAAAAAATGATTGATTACAAAAAAATAGCTTTGGTTTTGAGTCTACAAAAAAAACTATGTAAAGGATCTGAGGGTCTTTTGACATTTACTATGAAAGTAATAGTTGATGGTGAAGGCAAAGAGACTATTAATTACTCTTCTTATGATGGCAATATTCTTACAGGTCGTTGTATTAATATAGATGAACTAATAGAAGAGTTTAAAGAACTAACAATGCCACAACCAAAATATAAAATAGATGATGTTATATTTATAATTCATGAAAATAAACTAACAGATTTTAAGGTTGATAATGTTAAACATTTAGATAACGAATGGCACTACACAGTTTCAGGACATGGATATGGTTTAACATGGATGCCAGAGATTAAACTCTACCCCACACGCCAAGCCCTAATCGAAAGCCAGATTGAATATTGGGAAGAACTACTAGCTACAGAGGTAGAAAAAGTCAGCGCAAGCGCAATGTGTCCTAAATGTGGCATGCAACGAGTTAGAGGCATGTGCTGGGCGCAAGGGTGTAATTATATAAAAGAAAAAAAAGCAAACTACGGCTCTTACGGCGAACCAATAGGAGAATAATATGCTGTTCATGAATTGTCACCAGGAGGATTGCATTGCCTTTAGGGGAGGAACGTTTTGTAACGGATTAGGGATGGCTAAGCCGCTTCATTATTTGCAAGCTGAGCAAATATTAGCCGCGCATAAACACCGCGAATTTGTTATTGATTTTATAAACCGCGCTTACAGAGATTGCGACCCTAAACCTAATAAAAAGTTGTTATTATTATGTCGGACGTAATGTTTAGCGATTATTGCTTTGAGTGCTGTTCTTTTAGTTGCGACCATCGCGGCGTAGCTTGTGTTTCTACCGTGCGAGAAAGGGGAAAAGAAAGATACGACATGATGAAATCACAGAATAATGGCTATTTGGACGAGCCAGTACCGAGCAACAAAAAACTTTTACTACTAAGGAGCTTCAAATGAGTTTAATAAAATACAAAGATGTTTTAACTTTGTGCAAGGAAAAAATGGCTGAAGCCGTAGCCCCTTTGCGTGTACGTGAGATGCGCAAAAAAGCTGAACTTGAGCTATGTAAGCTTGAAAGTAGCATTGCTGAAAAAGAGCAATCAATCCACGAGCTTGGTTCTAGTTATCCTGTTTACTTTGATGCGCTTATTGACGCAATTGACGAGCTTGACCTAACGATTAGACGCAAAGAGCAGTTTGAAAAAATTATCAGTGAAATGTTCCCAGAAGACTAAATTACTCGCGGCTGCTTTCTTGTGGCCGCTCATTTACCCTACTTAAGCCAATTTTATTAAAACTAAGTTGACCACAATCTATGTTATGTGATTTAATACGTTAGATCATTAAAAGGAATTGTATGGACGAATTAAAGGATTTAAAAAAATACTGGGCAAAAAAGTACCCTAACGTTTATGTAGCTATTTATTGCGATAAAGATAAATGTTCGTACACGGGCATAATGAAGTCACCAAGCGAAAGCATTTCTTTATCTGCGACAACATTAGGCAACATTATTAGTCAGGGTGAAAGTTTTTTAAGGAGATATAATGCTGGCAAGACATAAGATACCAAGAGCAAAAGAATTATGGGAAGCCAAAATTCATTTAGATAAAATGAAAGAATATGGAGGTAACATTAGCGTTTACGCAAAAAAACACAATTTTGATTACAGAAAATTATGCAAATTAAATTATTTAATTAACTACAAAAGGTACACGCAACCAGAATGGTACAGTGAGTACGTTAATTACGCTAATGAATATAAGTCTAGTAATTTATCAAAACAAGATTTTTTAAAAAAATATAATATAAAAAAAGCTCATTTAGGGGAAACCAAAGCACATTTATCAGCTCTTAAATTAATTAAAGAATATGAGAATTATATCCAAGAAAATAATCAAGAAAACACAGGTAAAAAAATTCCAAGTTTTATATCTGTGCCGCAATCTGTATCACGAAGAATTAATTCAGATAACCCTGAGCCAAAGTTTACAGCAAAAAAAAACGATATAGAATTGATTATTACCAAAGGCGTGAAGGTAATAGTTTCTCCTGATTTCCCATCCGATAAATTTATAAAAATAATTGAATTACTAAAGGATTTATAATGTTAATACCATATGAAAATAAGCAAATATTTATCGCATCCAACCCTGTTGATTTAAGAATGAGCATTGATGGACTGTCAACTTTTGTTGAACACGAAAAAGGCGCGCATCTTCACGATGGAAGTATTTATGTGTTCTATAATAAACATAAAGATAAAATTAAATGCTTATTTTGGGATAGGAATGGTTTTGTTTTGTATTATAAACGATTAGATAAAACACGATTCAAAATGAAAAAAATGCTTAATAACATAGAATCTATCAGCGCTGAAGAACTAGAGATTTTATTATCTGGATTTGAACCACGTAACGTTGAGAACAGTAATTATATCGAGCACCAACCTTAGCTATAGATTTATAACAGTAATTTTACTATACTCAAATTTCGCTCAAATATTATTTATATCGCGGCAACTTATCCCTGCTTTTCGGTGCTGATATTATTTGAGCGTAGCAATGGAGGAAGGTAGCTTAACTTTTAGAGCGGTTGCAGGTAATGCTAGCAATGAATGCAAACGGTTGCAGGTGAAAATCCTGTCCTTCCCTCACCCAATTATTGTGGTGTAGCCAATTGGTAAGGCAACAGCCTGTTAAGCTGCCATATGCTGGTTCGAGTCCAGCCGCCACAGCCAGAATTGCGGATTAGTTCAGTAATAGAACGCTTGGTTCATACCCAAGAGGCCAATGGTGCAATTTCATTATCCGCTTACAAAAAGGTCGAAAATGACAAAGCCCATATTCGTGTTTGGAAGCAATCTTCTTGGCATACACAAAAAAGGTGCAGCTCTATGCGCTTTTAAAAAACATGGTGCTATCATAGGTCAAGGCTCTGGGATGCAAGGCAGCTCTTACGCTATACCAACTAAAAAAACTCCTTATGAATCTCTAAGCTTGCTTGAAGTAAATTATTACGTTGCTGAGTTTTTAATGTATGCAAAACATACCCCAGAAAACATTTATGTAGTTACAAAAGTCGGCTGCGGATTAGCTGGATTTACGCCAGAGCAAATTGCGCCTATGTTCGAGTACGCATCAGAACTACCGCACGTAAAATTCACAGAAGAATTTATCTATTTAATCCCATCGTTAAAAAATCTCATTGATAGACTGGTCATTTTTGATGTGAATTAGCCCTTTACCATCCCATATTTAGTGTCAACTAACAAAATTTACCACTATATTTAGTGTTTTTTACTAAAACTGTGCTATTTTATCCTTGAAGTACTTCAGAAGGTTTGCAGGACGCAACTAGGCAAAGGATTGCCCCTAATGGATAAAAAGCTACAATCTAAGCTTAAAAACGCTGAAACTGCTGCTAAGCTTAAAGGCAGTTTACTGCTATTCATTCAAGCATTTTTTCCCATTCTTACAGGTCGAGATTTTATCATCTCTGCTCCTGTTGGCAGGGAATCGCACTTTATTACCATTGCTAAAGCATTAACTAAATGCACAAGGCTTGAGGCTTTGCGTCTTTTGGTAAACGTGCCACCTGGACACGGAAAAAGTGTAATGATTAGCTTTTGGGTAGCGTGGTGTTATGCCAAATGGCCTGATTGTAACTTTCTTTATATCTCTTATTCAAAAACATTAGCCGCCTCACACACAGAGGTTATTAAGCGCATAATGTCTTTATCTCAATATAAAACTATTTTTAACGTCCATCTTAGGGATGACTCCCAAGCAAAAGATGCCTTTACTACGCAAGCTGGCGGAACAGTAGCGGCCTTTGGTTCATCTGGAGCGATTACAGGTCGTAACGCTGGTCTTCCTGGATTAGACAGGTTTAGCGGCTGCGTTATTATAGATGATGCGCATAAACCTGATGAAGTACATAGTGATTTAATTCGTGAAGGTATCATTACCAACTTCCGTGAAACAATACAGCAGCGACCACGGGGCATAAATGTTCCTATTGTTTTTATCGGGCAAAGGCTACATGAGCAAGACTTGCCAGCGTTCTTTTTAGCTGGTGAAGATGGGTACACCTGGGATGCGGTTGTCTTAAAGTCTTTAGATGAGGCTGGACACGCGCTTTACCCTGAAGCATTCCCGTTAGATATGTTGCATATTAGACAAGAAAAAGACAGGTACGTTTTTGCAGCACAGCATCAGCAAGATCCACAACCTGCTGGCGGTGGCTTGTACTCACCAGAAGATTTCCCATTACTTGCCATCGAGCCAGAATATATTGCTACTTTTATTACCGCAGATACCGCAGAAACAGAAGATGCGCGTAACGATGCAACTGTTTTTTCTTTTTGGGGCATGTACGAGATAGAAACCCAGGGAAGAAAAACTGGAATCATGGCTATTCACTGGATAGCGTGTAGAGAAATGCGCGTTGAGCCTAAACGCCTTGAAACCGAGTTTTTAGATTTCTGGCAAGATTGCGCAAGACATGAAATGCCACCAATGACCGCCTACATTGAAAAAAAATCAACAGGCGTAACACTGATATCAGTTCTTAAAGGGATGCGCGGCTTAAAAATACGAGAAATCGAGCGCACCAAAAAATCAGGCTCAAAATCACAACGATTTATTGATATACAGCCTTATATTGCGAGCAAGCAAGTATCTTTGCCAGCCCACGGTACGCATACAAAAATGTGCGTAGACCACATGAAGAAAATTACTAACAACGATTCTCACGCGCACGACGATATAGCAGATACTTGTTCAGATGGGGTAAAGATTGCTCTAATGGATAAGTTAATAAATGGAAGTTCGCGTAAAGATTCAGCAATGAAACAAACGACAAGAGAAGCCACGAGCCGCATGAAGCGACTACACCTCTTAAAAAGTAAAGCCTATAAACAAAGGATTTGATAATGGCTCATATAGCAAAAAAATACACATCAGAGCTTGAGAAAATTAAAGCATCTGTAGAACAAGCGTATACATATTTCAGACCAAACTATGAGCGATATCATCAATTCATGCGTTTTGTTTATAAAACTACGCTTACACCAGATGACATATCCGTTTTAACAACGCTCGGCAAACCTCAAATTGAGTTCAATATGATGGAAGCTTATATCTCAAGACTAAGAGGTGAGTTCTCACGCATGGAACCTGGGTTTATAGTTAGGGCACAAGATGGCTATGAAGATATTGACCCTAAGTTGCTGGAAATACTCGAAGCGCATTTTAGATCGATTCTAGTAGACTCTGACAATGATGGTTTTAGCTATGACGTATACACAGACCTGTTAGTTGGCGGATTTTCTGTAGTAGAACTATTTACCGATTACATGTCTGAAATGAGTATGGATCAAAAGATTTGCACAGGCCGAGTCTTTGACCCAACCCTTTGCGGCTTCGACCCACTAGCTAGAAAATCGCATAAAGGTGATGGCGCGTTTGCTTTTCAGCTATTCCCAAAAGAAGCTGAAGAAGTTGAGCGCGAATATGGCTCAAATGCGCTTAAAGGACTTAAATATGCTAGAGCATTTTCTGGTTTTAACTGGTCATACCGCTCGTCTAAAAAAGACATTGTTCTTTTATGCCAGTACGATAAAAAAGAATACAAAAAGAAAAAAATTACTAAGCTTTCAAACGGTAGAGTCGTAACCGTAGACAACTATGAGAAATTGTTAGTTATGTGGGATGAAGCTGGCTACATCGAACAACCTCCTATTCCCATCGGGAAAACCCGTGAAACAACCATTGAAGAAATCTGCCGTTATACGCTTTCTGGCGCAGAGCTTATCAAAGTAGAAAAAACAAACTTCAACATGCTTCCGCTTGTCTTCTTTGATGGTAATAGCGCTGTTCTACGCGATAATAACGACTCTAGCGCAGAACAAATGACAAGACCGTACATTTATAATGTAAAAGATGCGCAAAGACTTAAAAACTACGCAGGGCAATCGCTAGCTAACGAGCTAGAAAATACCGTGGAACATAAATTTATAGCTTCAGTAGAATCAATCCCAGAAGATTACATTGACGCTTATATTGATGTTCAAAAGCCTGGAACACTTCTATACAACGCTTTTCATGAAGGCGATACGAATGTGCCACTAGCTCCTCCACGAGAAGTTGTGCGCACACCAATACCGCCTCAAATTTCTGAAACTTTCCAAATGTCTGACAATTTAATACAAGGAATTTTAGGTAGTTATGACGCAGCTCTTGGTATTCAAAATAATGAGCTTTCAGGCGTAGCAATCATGCAAGGCGCTATGCACTCCAATGCCGCAGCTATGCCTTATACGGTCGGATTTATGAAAGGACTTAATAGAGTTTGCCAGGTCATATTAGACTTAATACCAAAATACTATGTAACCCCACGCTCACTTCCTATTGTTAAGCCAGATGGCAAGCGCTCCTACGAAGTAGTTAATAAGCCTGGTAATCCCTACATGGATTACAATGCCATGAGTCTCGATGTAAAAGTCGAAGCTGGCGTGAACTTTGAGGTTCAAAAACAAATTAGCCTAGAAACTATTATCCAGCTTATGCAAACTTCAGAAACGTTTGCCGCCTTCATTAACGCTAAAGGTATCGGCATATTGCTTGATAATATTGATATTCGTGGCATTGAAGGACTAAGACAAGAGGCTGCGCAATTTATGCAAGAGATGCAGCAAAAACAAGCGCAGCAAGAGCAAATGGCTATGCAGCAAATGCAGCAACAATTAGATCCAAAAGAAGTGATGGCACAACAAGCTAAAGCAGACATGATGAAAGTTCAGCAAAAAGCACAAGCTACTGAAATCCAGGCGCAAGTTGACCTTACTAAAATTGCTACAGACGATGCAGTTAAAAACAAACAAGCTGATATCGACTTCTTAAAAGTAATGGCAGATATAGAGGACTCTGATACCGATCTTGCCATTAAACAAGAGAAGATTGATGCGGAAAACGCTCGCACAGCAGTGAATATGGCCGTTGATGTAAGCAAACATCATCACGAAATAACAAGACCAAAAACTACAAATGAAAAAGCAGATGATTAAACTCATTTTTAATAATACTTTCAAATAGGATAAAGTTTGCTATACTAATTGCGAAAGAATACATATAGTGTTAAAACTATCCCAGTAACAAACTTATGTATCAACCCTGACTAGACAGGGGACAATCTAGGACGAATACGCATCTATGCGGCATAAATAGTCGGTACTATCACGGATGATAGGTGATCACGGTCACACCGGAAACAGTGAGGTTTCAGATGGGCGATAAGGATATTGCAGAACAATTGCAAGAAACTAATGAAAACGTGGAAACTGAGGGAACGCAAGAACCCGAAGATTCGACACCTGAAAAAATGCTTCCTGCTTCCTATGTGAACGAGCTTGTTAAAAAAGCCAAACGCAAAGGAGAGCAGAAAATGCAAGAGCAATTAGATGCCGCAACTCAACAGCTTAACGAGTTAAAGGCGCAACAAGAGCAGCAACAAGCTCCGCAACAACAAGCCGCACCTGCGCCAGCTCCACAAGAGCAGCAAGGGTTCGATACTGAAAAGTTGCAGATGCAAGTAATGCAAAAGTTGGCCGAACAACAACGCGAAGCTGAAGAAAAAAAGCAAGCTGAGCAACTTGAGCAAGAAGTAAATGAGGTGGCGAAGCAGTATTTTGGCAAGATGGCGCAAGGTAAAGATATTTATGATGACTTTGAGTCTATGACAGCCGACTTTAATCCTGCTGAATTTCCACAGTTAGTTTTTTTAGCTAACCAAGCGGATAATACCGCAGCCGTTATTTATGAGCTGCGTAAAAATCCAGGCAAGTTAGCTGACCTGGCCGTGTTAGTTGAGAAATCACCTGGCATGGCACGAAGCGAAATTACTAAGCTTTCAGAATCAATAAAGCGAAATGATGAAGCTAAAGGGTCACTGCTAGAAGCGCAAAATCCATTGTCACGTCTGAAATCTTCGCCAACGGGGACAGACAACGGCACGAAAACTGTGCGAGATTATAAATCTGCATCATACCTTCGCGGATAATAATCTTACCTAAACGGTCATGTCTGTCTCTGAATAAGGATATTCACAGGAGATTATGACATGGCCGTTCCAAATAATATTTTACAACAAGTACAAACCTATCAATTAAGCAACCTTGCTTACTTACAGAACTTAAATTGCTTTATTTCTACAGCTAATACAAAATTTAAAAACTTTGAAAAGATGGAAGCCAACCTGGGCGACACAGTGACGTTTGATTTGCCACCACGTTTCACTATTGCGGCCAGCTTAGTTGCAACTTTCCAGTCTGCTGACCAAAGAGTTGAAAACCTAACCGTAGATAAAGCCTCTAACGTATCTTACGCTTTCACCGCTCAACAGTTCATCTTCAATGTTGAAGACTACATGGACAAGTTTGGTAAAGCGGCCGTAATGGAGTTATCTGCTGAAATCGAAGCTGATGTTGCACGAGTCTGCGTAGAAGCTCCATACCGTTTCTATGGTGATGGAAGTACATTAATTAACTCATATGGTCAGTTGGCAGCAGCTTTAGCAATGTTTCGTAACTATGGCGCAGCTAAAGACCAAACTAAGTTTTATTTGAGCGATATTGCGCAATCTGCAATCGTAAATACTGGTTTAAACCAATTCACTTTAGACCGTAACGATGAAATTGCTAACTCTTGGGAAGTCGGAGACTTTGACAGAGCTGCGTTCTACACTTCTAACTTACTTCCTGTGCACACTGCTGGCTCTATCGGAGAAGCAGGAACAACTTTGACTGTAGTTTCTACTGTTAAAAATGCCAATGACGAGATTACGCAAATTGTTTTCTCTGGCGCTGGTACTGATTCAGATGCGGTTAAAGAGTTTGATAAGTTCCAGTTCTCTGATGGTGTTTCTGGTCAGCCTAACTTGCGCTACCTAACTTTCATCGGGCATAAGGTATCAAGTAACCCTGTACAGTTCCGAGCAACGGCTGATTCTGCATCATCTGGCGGCAACGTCACTGTTGATGTTTATCCTCCTTTGAAATCGGCTGCTGGTAATACTCGTAACTTGAACTACGATGTGGCTGCTGGAATGCAAGTAACTGCATTACCTTCTCACAGAGCTGGTGTGATTACTGCTGGTAATCCTTTGTTCTTGGGCATGCCTATGCTTCCTGAAGAAGTGCCATTCCCTACTGGTAACGAAGTTGACCCTGATACTGGCGTGTCTATGCGCATGTACTATGGTAGTTTATTTGGGCAAAACCAAAGAGGCATGATTCATGACTGTATATGGGGTAAGAAACTGGTTCCAGAATATTCTATGGGCGTGATTTATCCTTTATAATATAATATTAACATAAATTTCCTTCCCCTTGAAGCTGACGATATGATATATTTTCAATTTATTCAAGGGGAAATTAATGGTAGTAAAATGTGGAGAAACCCGAAAAAAAACTTGCAACACATGTAACGGATTAAAAGAAATTAATTACATGAACGATAATCATTGTGCCAAATGCAGAAGTTTTATTAACAAGAATAAGCGTGAGGAAATACGAATAGCTAAAGGCAAGCCGCCTAAAGGCTCTGGAAGAAGCATATATTGCACAACCTGTAAAAATATTAAAGAACAAGGAAGGGAGAACGAAAGTCGATGCAAAAAATGCAAGAGTGATGCTTATAAGGCTAACAATGCTGCTAAGAGAGCAAGTTTAGGCTTAAAAGCATGGGGCGCTGGCAGAAAAGATACTTGTAGCGAATGCGAGGATTTAAAAGAAAATATAAATGTGGGGTATTGTAATAAATGCCATAGAAAGAGAGATAGAGAGTGGAGAGTAAGAACTGGCAGAAGTATTAAAAATAGAACTGGCAAATGCCAGTGCGGAAATGAAATGGCTTCGTACAGTAATTGTTATTGCGTAAAATGCGCCTCTGAATGGAGGCGAAATTATATAAATTCTAATCCTAAAGTAAAAGAAAAGTTAAATAAAAGTGCTAAAGAACGCTATAAAAATAATACAGAAGAACAATTTAAGGTATATGTTAGAGGATTAACTTATAAAGCAATTAAAAATGGTTATTTAGTTAGGCAAGCATGTGAAAAATGTAGTGCAACAGAAAATGTCGATGCGCATCATGATGATTATATGAAGCCATTAGATGTAAGGTGGTTGTGCAGGAAGCATCACGCAGAGCATCACAAAAACGAGAAAAACGTGTAATATAACAGGAGGGCATGAGGCTCTCCATAATTATAAGGATATAAAAATGGCTATTTCAAAACCTATTGTTCAACCAAATCAATATTACATTAACGGCTTGCAGTTATCTTATGCTACTGGAACTACTCTGACGATTAGTGCTGGCGCATGTGCGAACTCTAGCAATCAAAACTTTATTACTGTTGGCTTACCTTTAAACGTAGCCGCGACTCAAACGGGAACTGAACCTGTAGCTGCTGGCTCTGGCGCATTTACACTAGATACTGCGGTTTCTGGTGCAGGTGGATTAGATACTGGTGCTATGGCTAACAACACTTTTTATGCAGTGTATGCAATTGGCGATAGTTTCGATAACAACGCTGGCTCTGTAGTTATTTCCGAAAACTTAACCTCTCCATTGATGCCATCTGGCTACGATATGTATTTTCGTATCGGTTATGTTAAATCTGATGGTTCGGCTGACCTTTTAGCATTTAGACAAAACGGAACTGGCCTTGACCGTTGGATGTGGTATGACGCTGTAATTGCTACTGACGTGACTGCTGGAGCTTCGGCAACTTATGCTGCGGTTGATGCAAGTGCTGGTTTGCCAAGCTCTCAACCAACCATGGTTAATTGGGCTTGCGTATTCACTCCAACTGCTGCTGAAGATGCGCTGGTATTAGTTCCTGGAACGTCTACTGCTGCTGGCGGATACGCGGTTGCTTCAGGTGACGTTGCTGGCGTGGCTGTAAGTACAAATCTAGTTTGCCCGACTGACTCGCCAAACACTGATGCTATTGACTACAAGGTCACTGGTTCTGCGGTTGCGATATCAGTTCAAGCATACCTAGACCAACTTGCAGTTAATATCGTAGCGTAAGGAAATGATATGGCCTACACAACTTTACAGCTTATAAATAGAGCCTATTACGAAGCAGGTATTGTGTCTCGCGGCTTTGAAACTGTGTCAGGCCAGCAAGCCAATGATGGTTTGATTTTTCTAAATGATTTAATAGCGGAGAAGACCGTGGAAAACGGTCTGATCCCTTATTATGAAGAATATAATTTTAATGCGGTTATAGGACAAGAAGCCTACTTTGTACCAGATTTAATAAATGTTGATACTTTTGTATTTTACATCAACACGGTTCGATATCAGACTGAAAACAGAGCAAGACGCGAATATTTTGGAACATCACGAGCTGATAACATTCAATCGTTGCCTGGTAGTTGGCATATGGAGCGCACATTCGGTGGCGCTAATTTATATATTTATTTTAAGCCTGACCAAAATTTTCCGCTAACTATATGGGGACAGTTTAGGCTTAATGAAGTTGCGATTAACCAAGATTTATCATTAACCCTAGATAGATTTTACATTAACTATTTAAAATTAGACTTAGCCAATAGGCTATGCGCAGAGTTTAATTATTCAGTACCACCAGGGCTAGCTAAATCATTATCGAAACTTGAAGACGCTATTAGTAAACGAAGTGGCCCGATGGATTTAAGATTGATCAAAGTGTCTAGTTTACAGAGACGTGGTTCGATCAATTACGGCCAAGTGAATTTGGGTCACGGTTGGATAGGATGATACTAGCACTAGGATGGGTTACATGATATAATGCTTTCTTTACCTAAGAGAAAGTAATGAGATACATGTTCTACGAATGCACCACTCACGGAAGACTTGAGCACGAAGGATGTCGTGTTATTAGAAAAGGAATAGTTAAAGAAGTTAGATGCAATGATTGCCATGAGATTGCCGAGCAGAAGTTTATAATTGTCTGCAAGTACCACGGTGAATTAACGACAGATTTAATAAAGCCGACTAAGAAAGGCCATGGCACTTGTAGAATTTGTTTTAGACAAACAGCCAATGCTAAACGCAACGGCAATAGAGAAGAGTTTAATGCCAAACAGTCATTAGATAGAAAGATTAATCCTGAGAAATGGGATAAAATTTATAAGAGAGCTTACCAGAATAAGCGTGAGATTGACGGTGATTTATATAGTTTAAAGAAGGTATGTAATGCCAGAGGAATTACTTTAGAGGATTATAATAATTTATTTAAATTTCAAGAAGGTAAATGCGCAATATGTTTACAAGAAGAAACTTGCAAAGACCCTAAGCATGACAGGATAAGAAGATTATCAATCGATCACTGTCATACAAGTGGCAAAGCAAGAGGTTTATTGTGCCAAGGGTGCAACGTAGCAATAGGACGATTTAAAGACGATATTAATCTCATGGAGAGAGCCATTGAATATGTTAAACATCACTATCACAGAGATTAGATAATGAGGTGCCAAGTATGGCTATAAGCACGCCAGGAGCAACAGAGATACCAGTAAAAATTGCTGGTTCAAGCATATTTGGCCGCCATCCTATTATTAATGACGAGCGCACTTGGAATATGTTTTTATCCGATGGCTGGTTAATTAACTTTGCTGGATATGAGCAAGCCGTAGAAATACTTGGTGATGATGTTGAAGGCCGTGGCTTGTTTCATTCTAACCGTGGTGATTTTTTAGTAGCTGTATTTGGCTCAAACGTTTATAGAATTAACAGCAATCTTGGCTACACATTTTTATTTAGCTTAGCAACAAGCACTGGTGAAGTGTTTATGGATGAAAACTTAAGCTCACAAATTGCTATTGTTGATGGTACTGCAACGGCTTATGTTTATAATTACGATTCCGCTATTAACGATGTAGCTGCGGTTAATTTCACTGGTGCAGCTCAATCATTTACGCCTAATTATGTAACCTATCAAAACACATATTTTATTTTTGGAAACGGAAATACGACTTCAAGCGGTTCGCAATGGTATGTATATAAAACTGGTTATTTACCAAGCTCACCAGCAACTGCGTATGATTTAGAGTACGTGCAAACACTAACGCTGCAAACTAAACCAGACTTTGCTAAAGCGTGTATCAGGATACCAAGCGCAGGTAATAACTTGCTAGTTCTTGGCTCAACGGTTGCAGAAATTTGGACTAACATTGCTGGCTTGCAAACTTACCAGCGTCAATCATCAATTAACATAGATTACGGTGTAGCTAGCGTATCAACTATTGCTGCTGGTGAAGACATGATCGCTTGGCTTGGTATCAATGAGAAATCATCACCAGCAATAATGGTAATGGCTGGCGGCAAAGCTCAACGTCTATCTACAGATGGGATTGATTATTTATTAGGTGGTGTGCAGCGACCAGACAGGTCTACAGCTATTTTTTATCGTCAAGATGGTCATGTTTTTTACATATTGACGTTCTTTGATGAATTAGATAATTTCACAATCATGTATGATTTTACAACTCAAAAGTTCTTTGACATTACAGACTGGGATTTTACATTTCATCCAGCGCGGCAAATGGCCTACTTTAATAATCAAATTTACTTTGCGTCTTTAAAGCAAGGAAGCTTAATGCGCATTAGTACAAACTTAACTTCGATATCTACTGACGTGCAAAATGATTATGAAATACCGCGCATAAGAAAATGCGATACTTATAGGTTACCTGGAAGCGAACGTTTTATTGTGAACCAATTTAGCTTCACTATAGAAAATGGCGTTGAGCCTGGCGTGGATTATCAGTTCGAATGTGAAGGATACATTTTAGGCGAAGTAAGTTCCGACATAATGTTTTCAGAAGACGATCAACCTTTAATAGTGGAAGGTGGCGGATGCCAGGTATATCGTCCTAGAGTAGACGTAACCATATCTAAAAATGGTGGAGAAACATATAGCAATGCTGTGCCATATTATATGCATAAAACAGGCAACTACAAAAATCAGCCAAGATTTAATAAACTTGGTGAAGCTAACCAATTTACAATACAGATGCGATTCTGGGGTACAGGCGCAGTTGTGGTGGCAAATGGTAAATTAGAGGTTTATCAATGATTATACCTACATTTCAAAGCGTAAAGTTTGTTGAAGAAGATGGATATTTGACCACGCAAATGCAATTATATAGCGATGAATTAAATAATGTGCTGCGAAATGGTTTAAGCGATAATGGGTGGACATTGCCCCAGGTGACACAAGCGCAACTAGCAGTTATTGATGCACTTACAGGCATAGAAGCCATGCCCAATGGGACTATTTGGAATGTGCATGATGATGATACAATGGTATATGAGGTAGTTGTAAAAATTAATGGTGCGTTGAGAAAAGTAACAACGACCGCTTACCCATAAGGATATGGCATGGGAATATTAGACGGACTTTTTGGCGGTGGCAACAAAAACAATCCTATGGATGCCGCCAACGAATACTTAGATCAAATCCCAGGTGTAGCGCATGAGGGTTACGATTCATATATAGATGCTGGTAAAGATGCGTCTGGAAAAACTAAAGACACCTATGAATCGCTTATGAATGACCCACAAGCGTTTATCAGCAAGCTTATGGAGAACTATCAAGAGTCAGATGCCTATAAGTACCAGAGCGACAAGTTAGGAAAGCAGATGGGCAATACGGCAGCCGCAGGAGGTATTGCTGGAACTCCACTTGACCAGATGAACCAAGCTGAAGGCATACAAGGTTTAATGTCTAAGGATATGCAACAATATTTGCAAAATGCTTTAGGCGTATTTAACACTGGCCTATCTGGCGAAGAAGGCGTTGCTACTCGTGGTTACGATGCGTCAGGTAAATTGACTGATGCTGTAGGTGGCGCTTTAAATCAGCAAGGCGGATTAGCCTTTCAAGATGCACAGCAAAAAAACAAAAACAAAGGCGATATGTGGAGTATGTTTGGTAAAGCTTTGGGCGCTGGCGTAGGTGGCTTAACTGGCGGTATTCCTGGCGCTACAATTGGTGCTAATCTATTTTAAGGGAAGAAATATGGCTATAAACTTTACAGACTTTTCCAAAGCGCCCTTAATAGACTCGGCTGCGAAAACCATTTTTGAGGACGTGCTCAAAGGATACAAAATATCTAAAGAGCCAGCAAAAATGCGCGAAGAACAAAGCCAAAGAGAGCTTGCCACTAAACTTAAAGATTTAGAGCTTAAGCACAAGCCTACTGAATACGCTTTGGGTGATAGACAAAAATCGCTTGTTAACTCTTTATCTGAACTAGCACTAAACCATAAGCCAAAAGAATATGACTTAGCGGATGCGTTTAAGCAATCTCAGATTGATAAAAATAATAGACCTGGTGGCGGAGCATTAAAGCCATCAGGTGATGTTGCTAACCAAATGTATATTGATTCTATTAAAGAACAAAATCCTGATTTAGCAAACAGACTACAGCGCGTGCTAGATATTAAGCAGGAACATACCCAGGCAGGTACAGGACGATCAAATGTTTTAAATGAAACACAACATACTAGAAATTCATCGTCTGTAATGAAAAAAGAAAAAGAATTAATTGAAATTAATAAAGGGGTGTTGCCAGGTACTAAAACCCCTTTAACAGATGAACAACAAGGAAAATTAAGAAGCGACATTATGCTAAGTATTGTTAAAGACATTACAGATCCTAAAATACGAGAAAAGTTAATTAATGCCAATAATATGAATATTACCTTGGGTGACATAAACCCTAAAGCTTTGTCGAGCTACTCAGGAATACAAGGTAAAGCGGATAAGATAGGGGATGCCATCTTAGAAGGCATGGGGGAAGGTTCAAAAAAATATCAAGATTATATAAAGGAAGTTAATAAAGCTAATTTTGCAGCAAAACAAATGCGCCAATATTTAGGCGATTCTATTCAAAAATTCTCGCAAGAAAAGCTTGAAAAATTAAGTAGACCTGAAGCTTGGAATGTTTCGCCTAAAACGGCCATAGAAAATTTTGAATTTATGCGGGATTTATACAATAGGGAAAGTCAAACATTGGTGCGTGCCGCTACTGACCCTTCATTATACATGGGTACAGGAGCAAAAAATATTCCCAAAAAAGATAACCCAATAAAAAACAAAATGTTTGATGAAAACTCACCTGAAATTATTAAACAACAAGATAAATTTACTGTCATTAAAAACAATGGTGAGCTTTTTAATATACCAAATGAGTTAGTTGATAAATTCATGAGCGAACATTCGGGGGCTAAATAATATGGCTAACGAAATAGACTGGTCAAATTATAAAGTCAAAGATGACGATGCATCAGGAAATATAGACTGGTCACAATATGCGGCACAGAACATCGATGAAAGCGAAGAAAGATTTGCGCCAGAAGAAAAAACTGGTTTATTAAATGCAAGTAGTAACTTAATAAGCGTTGGATCTGATATGATTCAAGGGCTAGCTGGCGCGTTAAAAAAAGGCAATCAGTTTATTAATGATGCGCCAGAAAACCTAGAAAAAAGTCGCCAATACGAAAGAGAAAATCCTGTTGGTTCGTTTTTTCACAACGTAGGACAGGTAGGTGCTGAAGCCGCAGATATTGGAAAAGAAATAATAAATGCACCGTATAATCTAAACCAATATTTAGCCAGAAAGCATCTGTTACCAGAAATTATAGGTAAAATTGGGAAATATACTATCCCTAGAATACCAGAAGGAGCCGAGAAAGCGTTAGGATTAGAGGCTGACCCAGGTAAAGGGGACTCATTAGTAAGAGCATTAACTGATGCAGCCGCTTTAGGACAAGGAAGTATTAAAGGGAAAAAAGTAGGATCTCAATTTAAAGAATTTGTTAATCCAGATTTAAAAAAATCAATAAAACAAACGCAAAATAAGGTAAATGAAGCTAGTTCTAAAACAGGTAAAATATTTGATGCAGTTGAAAAAGAAGTGGGAGAAAAAGGCTTATCTAAAATACCAATAGACATGGATATTATAGATCAAGCACAAAATTATTTAGCTAGAACAAATGCTAACAAAAAATTAATAGAAAGAGCGCATACAGGCGATTATAAAGCTTTACGTCAGCTACAAGCTGATTTACGGGTAAAAGGCGAGAAGGCATTATCATCTCAACTTGCGGCGGAAAATACTATGGGCGAAGAAATATTAGCGGCAAGAGAAGAAATTAACACAGCTATTCAAAGTCATTTAGAGAATACAGGATATAAAGACCTAGCTAATAAACTTAACAAAGCTAGAGGTAATTATGCTGATATTCAAAAAACATATTTCTCAACACCACAGTTAGCAAAAGTTTTCGGCAAAAGCCAGAAAGTTCCTAAAAACCCTGCAACTTTGCTTGCAGAAGATAGCGTTGAAATGAATAGGTTTATGAAAGCTCACCCAGAAATAGAAAAAGCTTTAAAAAAATCATTAAAATATAATACAAAAAAGAAAATAGCCAAAGGCTTGGGGAAGGTAGGGGCAATTTCAATCGGGGTGGAAGAAGCAAATAGGCTGCTAGGAAAGTAAAATTAGCTTTACCTTTTTGATTGAATTTTATCCGTAGTGCTGTATAATTATTTTATTTAGGGGATGATATGCTTGCACTAACACTTTTTGTTATATTCTTTTGGATGGCTAATCTGTAACTATTAAACATATATAGTTTAATAAATAAAAGTTACAATTAAATTTAATTACATTACAAAGGATTGTGATGGCTATAGACCCAAATTATATTCCAGCGTTTAGCTTGGAAGAAACATTCATTGATAAAGATACTGGGCAACCTTTGTCTGGCGGTATTGTCACTTTTTATCAAGATAATCAACGTGCAACTATGAAATATGTTTGGCAGCTTACAGGTACAGAGCCAAATTATTCTTTTATCCGGCTTACTAATCCATTAATTTTAAGCTCAGTTGGAACGTTTGAAGATGCACTCGGCAACCCTATAGTTCCGTATTTTTTCCCTTACGATGGTGATGGACAGCCAGAATATTACTACGTTACTGTAGAAAGCTCTGGAAGTGTGACGCAGTTTGTACGCGAATCAGTGCCCTTTATTCCTGGCGCTGGTGGTGGTGATGCAGGCATGTCTAGCGTCATCACAAACGAACTTTCCAACCCACAATTTTCAATTGTTAATTTTGATACCACTACAGCTAGTTATAGCTATAATTTCACGGCTGCTGTTAATGAAATTGTAAACATAGCACCTAATTGGGATTTAATAGTTTCGTCTACGTCTGGAACTGTTACTTTAACGCAATATAGACCTATAGGCACTCTTAATTTATTAAGTAATCCTGGTACATTATTAACT